GCGCAAATATCTGCTGTTGGCGAAGAACTGCAAAACGTATCGGGACAACTTAACACGCAGGGCTTTGCAGACACGCTTATTTCGGGGCTATCCCCTGACCAAATCATAAGCCAAACAGCAAGCATTTTCAAAAATGTAAGTGCTGAGATTGAAAAAGGTTTCGGCGACAACATCAAAATCGTTGACAAGTTTGGCGATAAGCTGGAAAGCACGCTTAACCAGAATATTAACGCCGTTGCTCAGGACATTGTAGATTTTGCCGACAAATTCAAACTTGAAGAGGTATTTGGCGCTGCGTTGGATGTCATAGGCGAGTTCCAGGCAGCCAAGGCTGAAAAAGAACAGGAAGCCTTTCAACAGCAGATTGAACAAATCGACGCGAATATTTTAGCTCTCGAAGAAAAACAGCAGAATGTAGGCCGCATTAGAGCCAAGCAAATCCAATTGGAAATAGACGCAGCCAAACGTCAACGGGCGCAAGCCGAAGCCCAAGCAGAAGAAGCCCAAAAGAAAGCGGCGAAGCGGGAAAAGGGCTTGGCTATCATCCAGGCCACGGTGCAAGGTGCATTAGCCGTTGTACGTGCCATCGCCGCGCCTCCTGGATTTCCGCTTAACCTGCCTAGTGTAATCACGACAGGCGTACTTGCAGCCGCACAGGTGGCAACAATCGCAGCCCAACCCCTTGCAACGGGTGGGGTCGTTGGTATCAGCGGGCGGCGGGTAACGGATGGGCAGAACATGCCCACGCGGGGCAATGGGGATAACGTTTTGGCGACGGTCAAACGTGGCGAGGTCGTTTTGAACCAGCGTCAACAATCCGCTTTAGGTGGTGCGGGTACTTTCCGTTCGATTGGCGTTCCCGGCTTTGCTGATGGCGGGGCAATTGGCGCACCTAACATCGCGGCAACCGTGGCGGGGGGTAGTGAACGGCTGGTTGAGTTGATCGAGGCGGTGAATGGACGCATTGATCGACTGCAAGCCTATGTCGTGAGTGATGACGTGGCGAGGGATTTGGCTGAAAGGGATTCTTTGAGGGTGAATGCAAGTTTATAGAAAAAGAAAAGCCCGCTAAAGTGCGGGCTGAGATTGAAAAGGTATGAAGTAATATTCATACTCTGCGCTTTGGCCTGTATAAACGTTTGCTGCGCGAGATTGGCGGGCAATTCTAACGCCTTCCTCTTTGGGGTGACAGGTAAATTTAGCAGTATAATTACCGTTTGCACCGCGCACTGTTGCGGTGATTTCCTGGCCTTCTTTCAGAGTTTCGGGAGATTGACCAATAAAGGCCTGATTGTCTGTGCTGTTAAATACGTTTGACATGGCGCTGTGTTTTATCGTTTGTGATGATACAAAGATAGGGAGTAAAACATGGTTAGTAAATACCCAAAACATGGTATTTTTATGTGCAACTGCAACCAAAAAACCGCAACAATGGAAGAAATACTAGCCGCTCGTATACCAGAAGCCTTACACGCGCAGGTGATCGAACTGGCAAGCAAAACGTACCGGGTGCTAAGTGTAGACGAAGTAACCCTGACCGCTATTTTCAAAATCTGGAACGACCACGTTGACCGCGAAGACCAAGATATGAGTTGTTCCAGTTGCCGGATGCGGGTGATTGGGTTGTTTAGGCTCATTGCGATAGTGTACGCGGGGCGAGTGGAGGCATAAAAAAGCCCCTTTCGGGGCGGGGTTAGGATTTGTCTGGAACATTTTCGACATCTCCAAACTCTTCAAGCAATGGCTCAACTTCCTGTTCAAGCGGATAGCCTTTTTCAAGGAGAACAACCGCATTGTTTAATTGACCTTTAACCAAGGGAATCAAAGCGGTTCCCATGAATTTGATGTTGTCAATGTTGTGGTTTGCATTTTGCAAAGCCTCTAAAATTGTAACTGCCATGTCGTTGTTATTTTACACAATTTACAAATAATGAATGAATTAAACGCAGATTTCATCGCGGCCATCCTCGAAAAGTACCACGCCGCCACGCCGGAACCAACCGACGTTTCCCTGCTGGAATACCTGATCGAACGCGGGGTGATACCGGACAAGGTGATCAGTAAGTACATGATACTCGAACTGTACCCGCACGAGTTGCAGCTATGCCCCACGCGGGAGGTTGCAATCAGCGCCATAGCCGAACGCACGGGCTTTTCATACTCGCACGTTCGGTACACGCTAGAAGACCCGCGCCAGTTCAAGGCGACCCGGTGCGGGAAGCGGTGATTGTTTGAAATATTTGGTAGGCTACATAAGGTGGAATTGCATTTCCAAGTTGCTTTATTCGTTCTCGCTGACCTTTGTCCAGTCTTGCGGAAACCCTTTCACCCACTCCACGAAATTTGGTTGTGCGTATATCCCATCTGTCAATGATTCGCGTATCTGCTCCCTGAAATTGCCTTTCATTTCTGTTGTCCTGGTCCTGCTTTTTTTCGCTCCTTTCGCGTCGCTGGCTAGTGGCCTCTGAAATAATCCAGATGTGCCGTTCCATCGTTGATAGGCCAAATGCGTCGCTTGCAGTATCCAAAATGATCGGCCTTTCATAGCCCGCACTTTCCAAATCGGTACAGATAGACTCGACCGTAAAGCCATTGTCGATAGTAAGTAGCCCATAAACGTTTTCTGCCACAACCCAACGCGGCTGGATTTCAGTAACCACTCTGAGCATTTCAGGCCATAGGTATCTTTCGTCGTCGGCTCCGTTTCGCTCACCGGCGTGGCTAAAGGGCTGGCAAGGGAATCCACCGGTAATAATATCGATTCTTCCCTTGTATTCGGTTCCTGAAAATTCAAAAATGTCTGCATAGCCTTTTGCGTTTGGAAAGTTCTTTTTTAAAACCTTTTGGCAAGATTCATCTTTTTCAACCCATGCAACCGTTTCCCATCCCATCCAGCGAGCAGCCAAAGAAAAACCGCCAATGCCCTCAAATAGTCCTAAGTGATTCATGGCTTTTATTTTGATGCAAGTTGAATTTTTTAATCCAAATCACAAATACCCAAAACACGGTATTTTTAAAACTCTATCCTGCTAAATAAGCAAAACCCCAGCCCCAACCCGCCTAACTTTCCTGCAAATTACGCACAGTGCAGGACATTACCATTTTTGACCAGATCGGGCAGTATTACGGCTACAATAAGAAGTACCTCAAATACGAATTGGAAGCCGCAGGCGGGCAACCCGTGCGCGTCCTGATCTCCTCCGACGGTGGCGACGTAACCGAGGGCGTTGCACTTGGTTCTATGCTGGAAATGTACCCCGGCAAAGTCGAAACATTGGGCGTTGGGTTGGTTGCTTCGATCGCTACCGTCCCGCTAATGTCCGGTGACGTGGTAAAGATGACCAAGAACAGCTTCCTAATGATCCATAGCCCTTGGGGCGGGGCAATAGGCACAGCCAATGAAATGCGTAACACAGCCGATACCCTGGAAAAAATGGATGATATGCTTATCGACTTCTACGTTGACAGCATCCGAAAAAGAAAAAAAGCCGGGGTTGATACCCCTATGCGTGTAAAGGAAATGATGGCAGCCGAAACATGGCTAACCGCGCAGCAAGCGCACGATCTTGGTTTCATTGACGAGATTATTCAAGGCGGGCAATACGAGAACCAAATAAATGCCATCCCCATGCAGAACAGGCTTTCCCAATACCGTCACACGCCCGCCGCATTAATCAACAAAACTGATAACATGAGTTTTTTCCAATCGATCAAAAAAGCTTTGGGGGGCGAAGATACCGCGCCACAAGCAAGTGCCGATGCAGTTGATCTGACCGCCGCCCGTGCCGCACTAGAGGCCGCCGGGTTCACTGTGGCAGAGGCGGTAGCATCAGACGCAACCACCGACACTGAGGGTGTGACCGTGGGCGATGTAACCGAAAGCATGGAATACATGGCCAAGGAACTTGCCGAGCTGAAAGCGCAACTGAAACAAAAGGTTGGCGCTCCATCCGGCGGGGGTCAAAGTGACGGCAAGCCCGCACCGGGCAAACCAAGCGCCGCCCAGGCCAAATTCATTTCCAAACTCAGCCCCTTGGTGGAGCTGTTAAAGCAAAACTAACATGCCAACCGCAAATATCAATGGGTACACCCAGGGCGCTAGTTACGTTACGCAGGAAGGCTTAACCCGTACCAACCCGTACGCGGAAAGCGAAAATGCAGAACGGCTCTACGGCATGGGTGTCATGCACCCCCGGCACAGCGTCGCCTTTACTTGGCGGGTAACTTCCGCTGGTGATGGGATCATTTTCACCCCCTCAACTGGTGCCACCACAGCCACCGACTACCTGCGTTTTGCAGTGTACGACAAGGAAGGTGGAGAAGCGCACACGACTGCATTCCAATCCAGTGCAGCCACTACCGCTTTGAACGTCAGCACTTCAAGCTTGCAGACCAAAATGGGTTGGTTTGTAATCTTCGAGACTGCAAACAACAGCGGAGCAAGCAAAGTAAGCTTCCAATTTGAAATTGGTGAAGCTGAGATTGTAACAAATTCAAGTGCGGCGGTAGCCTACACTTTAACCTAATAAATCAACGAACTATGGCAGTTGATATGCGCTCCATTACCGTAGATTTGCGGGGAAGTGAAGCAAGCGAAATCTTTTTGGAACCAGTCTACACTGATCCAAGCATTATGCAGCAGTTCCGCATGATGCCAACGGTAGTTTCTAAAAAGAAAATGATTTTTGTCGAAGACCTGGAAAAGATCGTGCGCCGCTATGCGGGTTGCGGGTTCAAACCAGTCGGCAATTTCAATATTTACGAGCGGTTTGTTTCGGTTGAAAAAGCCGAGGCGGGGGTTGCACAGTGCTGGGACGAGTTCAAAGATACCGTCCTTGAGGAGTTGATGAACCGTGGCGTTCGTTTTCCTGACCTTACCGATACCATCCTGGCAGACATTTTGCGCACTCGCATGACCGATGCAGTACGCCGGGATATTAACCGTCTGGCCTACTTTGGCGATCTGGCAAGCCTTGACCCTGCCTACAACGTGGTAGATGGTTTGTGGAAGCAGTACGAAGAACTGGTTGCTGTTGACCTTATCCCACGCGCTGACCTTGGCAGCGGCACAGCACTCGCAGCAGGTGAAGGTATTTCCAGCCTCAAAGCCGTGTATGATCAAGCAGACGTGCGGTTGAAACGTCTTCCCAACGCGATGAAATTCATCAACGTTTCAGGTGACGTTTGGGAGGCTTACCGCAACGACCTGGAAAACAACGGAGGGGGTGATGACGGGCGAATGATGCTGATTAACGGCGTTGAAACCCTGTATTTCCGTGGCATTCCGGTTAACGGTCTTTGGGACTGGAATATTTACCGCGATGAAACGGAAAGCACGACCAACAACCACATGATTGAATACTCCACGCGCCAAAACAAGATTCTTGCTACCGACATTGCAAGCGGAATGCCAGAGGCGCAGTTCAAAATCTGGTACAACGAAGAAGACGAGAAAATGAAAGCAAAAACCATCTTCAAATTTGGTACCAGTTTCGTTCATCCTTCGCTCATTTCCGTGGGCTATTAAATCAAGATAGCTATGGGACTATTAACAAGCGGGTGGCTGAGTAATTGCGACGGTGACACCTGCCCCGGTGGGATTGGAACCACGTATATTGCGAACGCGAACCAACTGAGTGCAAGCAACCCGATTACCATTAACGCATCCGGTGCGGTGACCTCCATTAACATGGCCTCGACGGCTTATGTTTTTTACGAGGTTCAGTACCGTGATGACAGCGGAATTTTTACCAGTACTTTAACTCAAGACCCTGTAACGCAGGCCGTGAGTTACGAACAAAGCCTGGTTGGTATTATCAGTTGCCGCGACCAAAATTTGCGAAACCTGATTGACAACGCGGCCAAAAACAAGTGCGGCCTGGCTGTGGTACACGTTGAAAATACGGGGGCTTACTGGGTATGGGGCGTTGAAACCGTTGGCGGGAAGATCCGCCCGGCTCGACTCACCACGGCGGAAGGCAGCACAGGTACGCTGTTCACCGATCCGAACCAGGAGACGTTGACGTTTACCTGTACGACTAAGAACAAAGAACGCACCATCATTAACGGTGCTACCGTAATGGGTAACCTTGATTAATTAGGGGTCGTTGTTATACAAAGTTGGCGGGGGTCGCTCTGGCCTCCGCCTTAACTATTTCACATGCAAAGCAATGTAGCAAACGCGAAACGCAGACAGGCTAAGAGGCAGTATCTAGCCTCTTCTGCCATTCGGATAACCCCAAATGATACCTTGCTCATTCAGCAGGATATTTATAACGAGCCGAACCGCCAAAAGCTGGATGACAGCGGCGAAAAGTGGGTACGTTTCTTCACCCAAAACAACACCTTTCAAAAGAATCTTTTCGCGATAGCCAATAATTCCCCTACCCTACGGCGCATCATCGAGGACAAAACCAGCATGATTGCGGGCGACGGGTTCGTTCCGGTTTTAGGTAAGTCTAATTCAATTATTTCGACCAGCAAAAAAGCAGTACCAGTAACCAATGAAAAGCAACTTTCTGAGATTGAAACAGCGGTTGAAAAGGTGAACCTTCACGGGCAAAACCTGCAAGACGTGTTAACCATGCTGGCAAAGGATTACGAAATGTTTGGAAATTGCTTTGCTGAAATCGTAAAGGCAAGGATTGGCACCGAACAAGTTTGCTATCTCTACCACGTTCCAGTGCATTTCTTTGCGATCCACAAGACCGGGCAAGACCGGGTAGTAAGGGAATACGGGGTTTATGATTGCTGGGAAGAGGTTCCACTTAACTTCAACGCAGACCAAGCAAGTACTTTCACTGAACGGGGATTTCGTGAAATAGCTGCCTTCCCATTGTTCTCCGACCATGAAGACGGCACACAGCGCAGCATTATCCACCTTGCACAGTACGCCCCGGGGTACGCCTATTTTGGTTTACCTGAGTGGATCGCAGCAAGGATTTGGGCGCAAATCGAATACCGTACACAGCGTTTGAACGATAGCAAATTTGAAAATGGGTTCATGCCGTCGGGCATTTTACAGGTGTTTGGGAGTATGAGCAACACAGAGGCAAAGGATTTGGTGGATGCCATCGAAGACAAATTCACAGGCACCGGAAACAATCACCAGCTTTTCACCCAAGTGCTACGCGACCCGAATTACAAACTACAATGGACACCGCTAACCAAAGAACAGGAAGGTGAATTTATGCAGCTTTGCAGTATGGCGGCTGAAAACATTGTCACCGCTAACCGCTGGTCAATGGCACTCGCAGGTAAGGCAACGGCGGGTTCACTAGGCACTAACCAGCAAATGCGTTCGGAACTCGAATACGTGCAAAACACGGTCATAAAGCCCAAACAAAATATGTTCTGTTCGCGGGTTATTAATCCATTTTTGGCAATCCTGGCAGAGTCAAACAAGGCATTCCGCAACGTGCAATTTGGTATATCCAACACCATGCCCGTGTCCTTTATGGGTGAAATTAGCGTGGAAAATGCACTACAAATAGACGAAAGACGCGAAATCTTAGGCTATTCACCACTCCAAAACCAGCCAGAAAATGAGCTTAATAACGGCCTCTGAGGTAGTAACCGGCGGCTTAAGTCGCCCAAACCCGGCAGACATTCGGCTGGATAAATCGCTGGTGTCGCCACACCTGGATGATGCGGAATACAGGTGGGTAGTGGACTGGCTAGGCAAAGACTTTTACACGGTACTAGAAGCTGAAAAGGGAACGAGCAGCGCGTTCAGTACCCCGCAATATGAGGCACTTTGGAACCTACATCTCAAAGCCCTGTGCGGCTTCGCTGTGATGTATGAGGCCGCGCCGTATATGTCCATGCAGGCAGGTACGAATGGCATCTACTTTATGAATAACGAGCACGGGGAGAACGTGAAGGAAAAGGGGTTCACCATGTACCAGGATAGTTTGAAGCAGCGCATTGAGGTAAAGCAAAAGCGCATGAAAGATTGGCTTTGTGCCAGTGCTGCTAATATCCCCTACTTCCAAGCCAGTGCCATAGGCTGCCCCGAAACGGATTGCGGGTGCGATGACACAAGCCTATTTTCAACCACCGGAGTCGTAATCCCTGAACGCAAACCAAAACAATACAACCCAAACGAATTTTGGTATGAAAGATAGCATTATACTTTTCCTGTTCTTAATCCCTACTTTCCTATTCGCTCAATACCCCACGACAGGCAATAAATCCCGTCTTGGATGGCAAACCACGGGCGACGGGTTGATTTGGCGCGGCGTTTCGGGTGATACCGTGAACAAGCCGAACAACCGGAATTACCCGTACTTTCAACTGGACACAGTTAATTCGGTGCTGTATCGGTACATTGCAACTCAAGGCAGTTGGCAATCCGTCGGAGGTGGTAGTATTGATATTGACTCCCTTGTGTACGCGACCCGCTTTTGGGTTAACTCTAACTTTTTCCCCCTGCAAGGTGGTACACTCACAGGCACGGGCGGAAATGGGTTTGTAGGTTTTCCGGTTCAATCTTCGACGCCCGCTACCCCATCAACAGGCTTTTCATTGTACGCTGGTTCAACAGGAAACAACATTTCATGGATGCAGCCGGACGGGTTTTTTAGGCGGCTGGTTTCCCCTGTGACAGGTACACCCCGGCAGTATCAGTTTATGGCGAGGTCGTATACCCTTGGGGATAGTGCCGATATTGTGAACAATGTAACATCAATTGCGGCAAACTATGTTGCCACTTCAAACGGCACAAACCTAGTTGCAAGAAACCTATTCGACAACAACACGTACGTAGGCATTTTGAATAACAAGCCTTGGCAGTTCGGGCAGTGGACAACAGCGGGACGACCAGCAGGTACGACAGGGTACACTGGCTACAATACTACAACTGCATTCACAGAGGGTTATTTTACCTCGCAATGGGAAAACTACATTACCTCAACAGGGGCATCAAATACACAGGTTCCTGTTTTTTCTAGTGCTGGAAAAATAGCAGGGAGCAACCAACTCGTATTCACTACTGGATTTTCTTCACGGATTGCAGTGGACAATACGAGTTTTCATAATTCAGGACTTTTAATAAAAACGACTGGGACAAATAGATGGTCAACAGCAGCATATCAAGCTGGGTCGGGTAATATTGATTTTACGTTTTATAATGAACAAACAGACAACTCTAGTCTTTTTATAGACGGTTCTACAAATAACGTCGCAATTGGTAATAATACATCTCCACAAAGAACCTTACATGTTGCTGGCGAAGCAAGAATAACAGACCTCACCACCGACACCCCAACGCGAATAGTAGGAGCTGATGCAGATGGTGACTTAGGGGCTGTAACTTGGCTTTTCCCTCTTTCGCCCGGATCACTTGGCATTGGAGCAAGCCCTACTTATGCCTTAGATGTAACTAGCTCTACAAATGCCCTTGGCCTCCCCCGTGGAACCGTAGCCCAACGCCCCACAATCGCAAGTTCTACAACCCCGTTCCGATACAATACCGACTCAACTGCACTAGAGTACGGTGAATCCGTTGGCACATGGCGGCAACTCGCCACGCGAGCTTATGCGCGGACGCTGGCTGCTACAGCCACATGGCTAAAGCCAGAGCTAGAAGCAGGTCGAGACGTAACCATAACAGGCACAAGTACGGTTGATTTATCCATAAAAACCGATTCAACAACGCTAGAGTCTAATTTAATTATAGCAAAAACGCCTGAAATTCAAATAAATACAACAGGAATTCCAACTATGAATGGACGGGGTCAAGATGCTACTTTTGGTGGGGTTCTGGATATGCATCATAGAGACTCTACCTCCTACACTTACATGCTTTTTAATGAAACGCAATCGGGTATCCCGCAAGGAACAAGTTTTTGGAGTCGGAGCGGTGGCTCATTTCGGCAATTGCTAACAATAGGCCGGACAGCTTTAACGCTAGGTCACACCCAATCCAACATGGATGTAACTAGAAATGTAACAATAATCACAAATAGGACAGGAACAGGCGAAGGTACAATAATTCAAAAAGTTAATAAAAGTACAAGTTCTGGTAATGTATTAACATTAAAAAATGATACAGACACTACAAGTGCTCAAGTTTTTTCTAATATTTTAGAAGTAAATCAAAACGGCACAACTACTATAAATTCTTACGGAACAAACACAAAAACCGCCGCCGCATTAAGCAAAACATTTTCGACGCTTTCGGGGTTCGCAACAGATGGCACGGTATTGAATGTAGAGCAAAAACGCGACACAACTATTTACGTAACGGACGCAGACTATAATTTTAGCGCGGCAATCACATCGGCTAATATCCTACTCAAGTTCAATCGAATAATTATCTACTCAAAACTCAGCGCATCATCAACCAGCGACAACCAGATTTTTCTACACACCCCGTCCTCTGACTTTTTGCAGTGCGAAATTATCATCTACTCGAACGATGCCAGTGCGGACAGCGATGCAACCAGTATCGACTTCACCACCAACGGCGCGGTAGACGGTGCCGGCGGTACGCTTTCGAGTTACGCGATGGCACCAGGGCAGCGGGTAGAAATACGGGTTGCGGACGATGGCGGGTATAAATGGTTCTTCAACTAAAAACTAACTAGCATGAAATATCTATTCATTTTTATCATCCTTGTTTTTGCGCTGCCTGGGTTCGGGCAGTTCAGCACGTTTAGCCCTGCGCCGTCTATCTTCGGCGGGTCTGTATCGGTTCAATCATCACAGGACAGCATTGTGTACGAAAAGCGTATCAACGATACGAATGTTTTCCAAGGCAGCGATTCTATTTACTTCAAGATCACGTACGCTAAAGATGGCAACTTTATTAAGTCGATCTCATTTGAGCCATTCACGGACGTGGATAGCCTTATGTCGCAAGTCTTTTTCAACGAGTTTACCGACGCTTCACGGCAATATAAACAGGCCATTGAAGAATGGGAAGCACAGGAAAAAGGCTACTTGCTACGGTTACGACAAGCTGAAAGGCAGTACAACGCATTCACGGGAGGGAAAATAAAAGACAAGGTTGAAGAGAAGTTTGATTTTACCGAACTGCTAGGGGATTGGCTGTTGAACGGAAAAGCAATCACAATCGATGCTAAGTTGCAAATCGACAAAAAGAATATCAAAATTCTGTCCGATGTGCAATTTCAAGTAGAGATCGACAAAGAGCAGAGGATCTTTAACCGAGTCAAGGCCGGGCGATGGGTGGCGAAGGATGCAAAATACATTCTGGAACGACTAAAAGAAAAGGTTAAAAAGAAGGGGAAATAAAAAAGCCCGCTAAAGTGCGGGCTGAGTGGTTAACGCTTTGTGGTTCTCGTGCTTAGATTAGCCTTTACTTTATCTTTTGCAAATTCCCGGCCAAAAACCTGAACGCAAGAATATTCGTCATTGGTGTAGCGAACAACTTTCGTACCCAGCATTGTGGTAACAGTTTCGGCAATTTCAATCCCATTACCTTCTTTAGAATCGTATTCGGTTTCAAAAGAAATACCGTGGGATTGAGCTAATTTTTCAAAGGTTGAATTTTTCATGACCATTTATTTTAGTGGTTAACGATAGAACAAAAGTACTTAAACCCCACATTTAAAACAATGCCCTCAAAATGGTATTTTATGAACGGACTACTGAAGGACTTATTAAAGGATTGGCGCGTTTGGGCAATCCTCGTTGCGGGGCTTATTCTTTACCTTTCGTCCTGCACCCGTGACGATATGGAACCCCGATTGCGTCGTTATACGGTTCAGGAAGGTAGTCACGATTTCACCCCCTCCCCCCTACCGATACCGTCGAACGCCAAAACATTTAAAGGGCAAGCGCGTATACATGCGTCGTGCTGGTACGATGTGCTGGGCGTTGACAATCAGGATTGGAACAAGTTAGCCGGGGTTTACCGATTTGCTGACGTGGTGAAGAATAAGAATAGCTTTATCCTAGCATGGCGACCACTTAACGCAATTAAAAACCGATTCGAGCTATGTCTATATGAAAATATAGACGGCGCGAACGTACCGCACGACAGCGCGATTTATCAGGTCAGCGGCGGGCAACTGTTCGATTTTGAGTTGGTGTATACCAACAACAAATACAGCATGTACGTGGATGGTAACCTACTTGGAACACAACGAAATGACGTTACTTACAACTGGATAGCGAAGATAAGTGCATGGTTTGGCGGTAATCAGTCAGCGCCCTGGACTATGTGGCTTGAAATGGATTTTTAACTCAAGTATCCCCCGACAATGAAGCATACAATGACAAAACTTTTTACAACACTGGAAGCCCTTTTGGGCGGGGCTATTGGCTCTGTACTGTGGTTTGTCGTCCCAATTGCGCCGTTTTTTTGGCTTGCAGTTGGATTGGTGATAGCCGATACAATTACCGGAATAATCGCAGCAAACAAGCGAGGCGAAAAGATCAATAGCCGAGGATTTGCTCGTGTGCTGTCAAAGATTATTGTGTACATGGTTTCGATCCTATGTTGTCATGGGGTTGAAGAAGTACTGAAGATTGATGGCTATGTAACCTATGTTGCCGTAGGTGCAATTGCATCGACCGAACTTATGTCAGTACTGGAAAACACCGGAAAGGTCACAGGTGCAAACATGGTGGGGGTAGTCGGTGGGTTGCTTTCCAAGTTCCAAAAAGTACCGGATAAGGATCAGGATAAGGAGGAATAAAAAAGCCGCTCGAAACTGCTCCGGCGGCTCTAACCTAATTGTAATCCTTTTACAAACTTGAGAGAATACACAATAATTGTAAACCAAGTGCAAGATATAATTTTAAACCTTAAAAAACAATAGTCATGTCTAAAGTTAAATTATTAAATCCCATCTCCAAGTTGATCGCTGGATTGGGTTTGAGTTATCTGGAACCAAAAGTTGCCGAAGCTCTGAAAGACGGGTCTTTGGAGGAAAAACTGGCTGGGTATGCTTTCCAGCGTATGCGCCAAACCGTTGATGTGATTACGGACGATGAAGCAAACAACGCCGCACAAGTTTCCGGCGTGTGGTTGGCGTACCTGAATGAAGATGTAATCCCTGCCGTGGGTGTTGCCCTCGCCCCTACCCTGGACAAAATTGAAAGCCTTGAAACCCGCGAACTGGTGAAAAGCCTAGCGGGCACGGTGATTGGGTCGCTGCTGCTTTTGACTGATGATGAAGGACACAACAACGACCAGTTGAAAACGTATTTCGATGCCTATATCAAGTCGGACGAATTTCGGACGGTAATCATGGGGCAGGTACGGGCATTGGCTGAACGCTACTCGAAAGACGCAAGCTTGATTGCTTTGATTGTGTCCGTTTTCGGCGCATTCTTTGACCTTATCCAGGGGCTTGAACTGGATGCCAATTCCGCTCGGTTGTTGGCGGGTGAAGAAAAATAGTAACTGGGTATTAGTTTTCGTTATGGGATGTTAAGAAGCCCCGGTTCACGTTTGTGGCCGGGGCTTTGGTTTTTAGGCTTGACTAAATTAAAATATATTTCTGGTTTATTTGCAATTTAGATTAGTTTGAATTAATATTGCAGCACAGTTTGAAAATTGTTTGAGTCTAGTATATTAAACGAATTTCAAACAATCTAAATAAATTCCACAAACGAAACTAAAAACAAAATGCAAGCAGAAACTTACAACACGATCATCGAAAAAAGCAAAGACAAATTGCGCAAGGACAATAGCTTTGTCCGGCGTAACTACATCGTACTTTGGGTGGCCTGGGTAATCTATATTTTTGCTACCCTGGCTAGTACTGTTTCGATCTTCACTCACATCAACCTGCGGGCGGGTGAAACCTTTCTCCCCGGAATCGCCCTAGTTGTTGCTGGCCTTGGAACCGTCCTCGTTATCAGCTTTCAATTCATGTTAAAATTCTTTGTCGATGACTGGCAAGCGCGGGCGCATGTTCGCGGGGGTAGTGAATTTGCTATGATGTGCTTGAAAGGCGCAATGGGCATTATTGGAATTGTAGCTGGGGTGATGTTGTCGCTTGGCGGAGCAGATAAGGCGGTTGAGGTCGTACGTAAGGAAAGCACGATTGAAAATGTGCCGCTTATTTCGGTGGACAGTATTTCAAACTACTATGACCAACGCCGGGCGGAATACCAACGGGCGCAATCTGCGTACTTAGGCACGAAATGGAAAGGCAATGTGACCGCACCAGCACTAAGGCAATCCGCAAAAATCAATGACATCCTAGCCAACGTAGAGCAAGAACGCGCCGCCACAATTGCAGCAGCAGAGGCGAAAAACCAAGCTGCCTTGGATGAATATTACGCAGAAACGGAGGTCAATAAATCCGGCGCACGGGCGTTTATGGGCTTTGCTGAATTTGCAATCGTGCTTTGCATCGTCCTTATTGGGTTATTTGATGACGGTGTAAAGAAGGAAGCAAAAGGGCTAGGAGTACAAGTACGAGAGACTTTTTAGCCGGGGTAGGGGGTGACGTTCAACCCTTTACCCCTAGCCCCGTACCAGTGGCAACTGTAACGGAACCGGACGAATTGAAGGCGCTAGAAATACAGGCAATTATCGACGGGCTTAATGCTTGCTTACTTGTCTTTATTGAACCAGAGAAATCAGAAACCGAAAAAATAATCAAAGGGCTTGAGGCTCTAAAATTAATTGCAGTATGAGTATTCAGGAAATAGAAAAAGCAATCCAAGACACAGAGATTGCGCTTTCAGCCAACCCACAAGGGCGCACAAAGGAATTGCTTTTGATTGGATTGCAAGCCTTTAACGATATGCTACTTGCTGAACAGCAAAAAAAAAGCGCGGTGCAACCTATCGAAAAAGTCGAACAGTTGCCGCAAACAAACCCCGAAAAAGAAAGACACGAATTTACCCCGACAGGCCAAACAACCTACATCGGAAAGACCGAAAAGATCAGGGAATTACCAGGGAATTACCAGGGAGATAAGCGGGTAATTGGCACTGTGACCGCCGCGCCCGTCATTACGATTCCAGTCGTGGAAATTTCCCTCAGTAGTGGAACAAGGCAGATGAACCGAACCGACATTATGAACATGCTAAAAACGTGGTTTAAGCGGGTTGCTACATCCAAGGCTATGGAGAAGGGGCGATTTTCAGACGCTTACGGCGGGGCGATGGGCCAAGACACATACAAACTCTTCCAGGGGTGGAACACGATCTACAACGAAACGAAAGAGGGTAGTGCATGGCCACCGATGGAAGACTGTTTCCCTGGATTTGGCAGGGCTTCACAATCTCAAAAAGTCAACGCTGAAATACTTTGGCGGTGGGCTTCAAACGACAAGTAAATGAAACCGGAACAAATGCAAGAAGGGTGGGTTAGTTTCAAACGATACCCCTGCAAAGAAGGTCACATAGATATTTGGCGAGGCGATTGCAACAGCGACCCAAACGATCCAAGCAAAGCCCATTTGAATCTAAATTCCTTTGCGGTCTATATGAGGTGCAACGGTGGGAAGTGGATTCATTCCAGGTACTTAGGTGGAGGCCGTGAGCTTATTTGGTGGACTCCACTAAGACTAGGATTTACAGCGGAAGAGATTTGGGAAGAACTGATTAATCCAAAATAACCAAAAGCCCGCCGGGATCAACTCCGAGCGGGCTTTTTCTATACACCTAACATTCGCCTCAATTGCACATCCCCATGCGGATTTTCCTTGGCGCACTGGAACATATGTGCAAGTGTTTCCCTACTTGGCGCATTTTCCACAACTACGGCGGTAGAAATACCCGTAACAGTGAAATCTGGACAAATCAACTGAATACACCGACAAAACGTGTGCCATCCCTGAATGCGCTTAAAACGCGCTGAATGACTACTATTTGCGCTTAGGTCGTAACCTAATGTGACTTGCACAACAATCAAAGCTTTTTCGACAGCCTGAACCATATTCACCCGCGTTACACGGGTCTTGTATTCTTTCTTCGTAGGCAAGTGTTGTTGCTCAGGACTAACATTTGCTGGTTTTGG